ATGAACAACTCAAAATTTGGAATCGCACTCATAAAACAAAATCGAGCAAGTGTGGAGCAAATCGTTATGCAATTCGGGTACGAAGAGCGCAAAAAGGCGGTGGCAGTAATCGACAGGTCGTTGAAGTTTCTCGATCGCAATACCGAAATGCTTTACCCTTTTGAATACCCCGCTGAACTTCAAGAGGGGCTTGAAATCGACATGCCTCTCCCCAAATTTGCAACTTCAGACTACGATTTGTTTGTGCAAGGGTTGAGATGAAGGCAATTAGCTCCACAAAAGCCAAAAAGATATTACAAAGAATTGGCATGGAACAAGACGATGATATCCGCACTTTCTATGCAACTAATAAGCAAGAACAATCGGTTTGGAAGTTTGACAGCAAAAAAAGGCGAGACGCTTTTGTCGCCAAAGCAAATAAAGGAGATAAGCCATGCTGACCCTCTACGAAGCAATTATCATAATTGGAGCTTTTATTGCGGGCTACATCGCCTGCAAACTAAATAACGAAAGGAACTAACATGAACAACAACAAAATCGAATTGTCAAAGACCATCACCAAGAGGATCTCAGGGATTCAATTTACAGGTGATAACCACATTGAAATCATGCGCTGGTTGGGAGAAAAAGCAAGCGTTATGTATAACTACTATCCCGATTCGTCAATATCGGCTGAGGTTTATATTCCAGAAAGTAAATCTTGGCATAATGTTAAGGTTGGAGACTGGATTATCGCCACTGGCGACAGCTTCCCTGCTTCAGTATTAGCTGATAAAGCGGTGCAAGCTCTTTTTGACGAGGGCTGGGTAGAAGCACCAGTTTCTTGACGGCAGTAAAGAATTCGGATATACTAATAACAGAAAGGAGATACCATTGAAAAAAAAGCTATTCAACTTCAAAATCGACCCGAAAACTGAATCAATGCTACGGGCAATTAGTAAGCAAAAAGCGCAACCGATGTCAGTCGTTATCCGTGAAGCGATCCGGCAGTATTATTTACGGGAATTGCGAGCGGAATAAAAGTTGAAGCCGCCCTGAAAGGAATAAAAGGGCGGCTTCACATCAAAGAGTTTGGAGACTGTGATGTACCGAGATTATAGTAGACTCCAAAATGAAAGTCAAAAATAAGAAAGGAATGAAATGAAAAAAAGCGAAAGCATTGAAAACCTGACCCAGAGCCTGATCAAGTTTCAGGCATTGGCAAAGCCGGTGGCGTTTGACGCACAGAATCCTTATTACAACTCGAAGTACGCCAGTCTGGGAGCAGTTATCGACACGATTAAGTCGGTTGCCCCTGATGTCGGACTGGCATGGACGCAGATGCCAATATCGGAGGATGGCGGGATCGGCGTTGAAACCACTATACTTCACGAATCCGGCGAGTACATAAGCGAACGGATTTTAGTCACGCTCCCCAGTGAATTTGCAGAAAACTCAAAAGGGCAAATGAAGCAAGCAAACCTTATTCAGGAAGCGGGCAAGTACATTTCGTACCTGCGCCGCTATGCACTGGCAAGCGCATTCGGATTGTACGCAGACGAAGATACTGACGGCAATGCAGTTACGCAGTCACCGCCCAAACAAAGGCAAGCACCACAAGCCGAACCCGCTCCAAAGGGCACGCCAAGAGGTGGCAAGGAATCCCGCCCGTACAAGCCGGAGCAGCTGCGGCAAGCGTTGCTCAAGATGGCAGAGCGGTCACAGCCGGCAAGCAAAGAGGATGTGCAAACGTTGGTGGGCGTGTTGAACCAGTGGGCTGATAGCGATGAAGCGCTCCGTCACAAAGTGCAGAACTCCCTGTTCGGATCAGAAACAATCAAAGGCGTTAGCCCACAGATGATTTCAGCGGCGCTGGCATGGTTAAAACCAGCATGGGATTCACAATCGAAGTTTTACCTACTGGCTGAACACGCTGAAACCGAATTGGATATGCTCTATGACGAATTATCGTAAGGTGGACAGCAGGATGATAATCAGAGTAGCCAAAAGGGATAGTTATACTGTGATGTCAAACCACGCCCTGCGAAACGCGGCATTATCGTTCAAGGCAAGGGGAATACTCGCAACTCTGCTATCCATGCCAGATGATTGGCAGGTATACGTTCAGGATTTAGAAAACAGAGCCACCGATGGTAGAACTGCAATCTCCAGTGGAATAAAAGAGTTGGAGAACGAAGGCTACATCAGGCGTGAGCAGATGCGGGATGAGAAAGGTAATTTTGCGGGCTATCAATACATGGTTTACGAAATGCCCGCAAATGAAATATCCGTAAGCAGAAAACCCGTAAACGGAAAACCCGATTACGGGAAATCCGATTACGGAAAACCTGCAACTACTAATTACTTACTTAACAAAGAACTGAACGAACCAATTACTGAATTAACTAAAGATACACCTGCTCCTAAAGTCGCAGGTGGTAACGAGCATAAGGAAATGGTAATCGCTTTAGAAAAGCTGACTGGGATGGACATGAAAATCAAGTCCAACGCCGGACAGATTGTTCGAGCGGCAAAGGAATTACGCGAAGCCGGATATTCGTTCCAGAACGTGAACGAATTCGGTAAGCGTTGGCAAAGTGACTGGCGGTATAAGCAGGACAATAAACCGCCATCACTGAACGTGATTAAAAAAGAGATTGGGATCGTCCGTGCAGCACCGGAAACGCAAACGGATAAATTCAGAAAAATATATAAGGAGACGAAAGAATGTACCAAAACATCGAATTGATTGGCAGGCTGGGCAGAGACCCAGAAAATCGGTACGCCCCTGACGGAACAGCGGTGACGAACTTCGACATTGCGGTTGACGGAGGCAAAGATAAAACCGTGTGGGTGCGTATCACTGCATGGGATAAGCTGGCGGAAACGTGTGGAAGTTTTTTGCACAAAGGCAGTGTTGTTCATGTTACCGGCTCATTCGCACCTGACAAGGCGACTGGCAACCCGCGTGTATTCCAACGCAAGGATGGAACGTGGAGCGCGGTGTTTGAAGTTTTGGCAAGGCGCGTTACCTTTTTGTCGCCGAAGAGCGAGGGAGCACAAGCGCAGGATTATTCGGATTTGTTTTAGAGAAAGGAGACTGAGATGGACAAATATATGTTAGGGGAAATAGCCGCAAAGTACAGGACTCTTTACCAAAACGCAAAAAAACTAATCGCAGCAGCAGAACTTGAGTGGTGTCCTAATTGTAAAGGCAAGGGTGTAATTGACCCGATCGAGAACACGCCTTACAAGTGCGATATGTGTGATGGGCGTGGTTGGATTAGTGGTTTTATACCAAGAAAAAATTGAGCGGGTTTCCCTCTCCTTTACCGCAGCCTGCTGGCCGGCGTTGTAGACCAGCAATAGAAAGGATTGAGATGGACATTTACGAAAAGATTGAAAAATATTCAGACATCGGGTTCGGAATTGACCTGATTCATCAAGAAAAACAGGCACTAATTGACGAAGTTTTGACACCAGAAATCAAAGAAAAACTGGCAGAAATTGACGCGGAATTTGAACCAAAAGTTGACACACTTTCGCAACAAAAATCAATGCTCGAAGCCGACATCAAGCAGGAAGTTTTATCCGCTGGTCGCACGGTCAAAGGAACTTACCACAGCTTCGTATGGTCCAAGCCACGTGTCAGTTGGGATACCAAAGCGTTAGACGGTTATGCGTTAGCGCACCCTGAAATCCAACAGTTCAGAACGGAAGGCAATCCAAGTGTAAGCGTGAGGAAAGCATGAAGGAGGATGATATGAGTGAGAAATTTAAGAAAGCCTTGAGAATTGCGGTCAATGATGGTTAGTTTGGAGGCACAGGATTTGGCATACGAATTCGCCAGTGCGTATACACGATACATGCGAATACTCGATGAAGAACCTGATTTGTTCAAGCAGTGCGAAAAAAAGGACGCGGCATTTGAAGTATATCAGCAACGCCGCAAAACCCTCTTCAATTACATCGCCGATTTGGAAGCGAAAGCAGGTGTGGAATGAATCCTGACCCCTCACCTCTTACGTGTTGTTGCCTTGTTTTTGCGGGCGTGTTGCTTGCCCTGATTGTGTTGGGTGTGTTTATCGGATTAGTGTGTGGATTGTAGAGAGGATGTGAGATGAGAATCGAAAAGTATTTATGGCAGAACAGGCGAGATTTCTCCGCAATATATGTTTGTCAATTTTACGGAAAGTTGCCCGCTCTCGTCACCGAATGGAAGGAGTGTGAGGAATGAGAATCGTCAAAGTTGTTGTAGATAATCTACCTAAAAACGCAAGCGCCTGTCCGTTTGTATCAAACTTATACGATATGGTTACAGGCGGTTATGGACTTATTTGTAGGTTTGAGCCAAACAAAAAATGCTTTATGAGCAGTGATGTTTTCATCACCAAACGTTGCCCGAATTGCCCGTTAGTTGAGGAGAGTGAAGAATGAACGAAATAAGAATCTGTAAATATTGCGGTATGGAGTTATTAGAAGACGTGCCTCATGGGTTAAGAGAGTGCCACTTACGAGCCGTTGCCCGCATTGCGGAGCTGGAAGCAGAACGCAGGTGGATTCCGGTGAGCGAACGGTTGCCGGAAGATTTGCAGTCAATAATTGTTTTTACAAAAGACAGAAAGACTTACATAATAAGGTTTTTAGAATTGTATGGGCGCGAAGGATTTGGTTCATTGTCAGATATTGTCACCCATTGGATGCCACTTCCAGAGTCGCCTATTGTGTACGGGAAGGAGCGTGAAGAATGAGTGAATTGAAACTATGTTCGTATTGTAAAAGCGTGCCACAAGCAAACACTTGGACATTACATGGTATCACCGAAACGCGATATTTTTGTCCAAACCCTGATTGTCCGCACTCGGTAAGAACGGTGAGGTTGGAACAGTGGAACACCCGTCCGATTGAGGATGACCTTCGCAAGCGCATTGCCGAGCTTGAGGGGATGGTGGAGCGGCTGATCGAGGCGGGGAATTGGCTCAATGCCATGCACGAGGATGGCGTATTCGTGGACGAGTTGAACGCGGCGCGGACGAGCTGGAAACTTGCCGTATCCGACTGGCAATCCATGCCATCTCATGTCACAAACCCTTTGGAATCGCAAGGAATTGTTACACGGAATGGAGGGGAAGGGTGAGCGATCAGATTGTCTTCCAGGAGCCCATTGAGGAGTATCCGGTTTATGTGTCATTTCAAAGCGCTGATACGCGTATCGGGATAATCAAGCGCAACAATCAAAAAAAATTCGCTTATTTCCCCGAAAAACTTGTTGAGCTAAAAGAATCAGACTTAGAAGCAATACTGTCAAAAGTCAGAAAGTTGAATGCGCCCAGAATCGCGTATCGAGGGTTAAACGATGACGAATGAGTTAGATGAAATCAGACACCTCTTAGAAGAATTTGCAATGTCTATTTATCCTCACGGGAAGACGCCTGTTTGGAACTCAGTATCAGACGGGGTCAAGGATTTGATCGATTATGCGAAATCTCTCGATGATACTGAGCGCCGCCGAACCCCCCTGACGACAAAAATCGGTGAGCACCTGTTCATTGGCGACCTCGTCAAAGAGTGCGGTTCAAACGGAGCGAATGGAATCCTTGAGTGGAATGAGTTTTACCGGCAATATGTCCTGCGTAGCGATGACGGTTACCGAACCTGCCATGCCATCGGAAAATATCCACTTGAGCGGGTTGAGAAACTGACGGACTACACAGTCGACACTTCGCAAGTTGAATGCCGCCCAAAACACAGAGTAAACGCGAAAGGGTGGTGAAAGATGGTTAGCGAAAACATCAACCGCTTGCTTATTGCCTTTGGTAATGCATGTTTAGAGATGGGCAAGGCTTATAAACCGAATAATGCCGATGAACTGAACGCGGCTACACAAGCGACAACGGATACCGCTGGCGCTCTGCGCAATGCCATCTCCCGCGCTGAAACAGCTGACGCTCGCATTGCCGAGCTGGAGGCGGAAATTGACCAACTTACCGCTCGATGGCGTCAAGAGCGGCAGGATAATAAATGGATTCCGGAGGTGAAATAATGTGTCAATTCTTTAGTTTCGTAACAGACCCAGTTGGTCACCTAGCGGAGTATTACCACTTCGACTGGGAGTATCGCAAGGCAAACTTGGATGATGAAGGAGTGGATAGTCATTCACATATTTGTGCGCATTTCAATCTTGACGAGGATAGGTGCAATAAATACGAATTCAATCCACTAACTAACAAGTTTGAAATCGACATGATTAACTCGGAGCGTGACGACAGCGAAGCGGCTGAAAAATGGGCGAAGAGGCTTGACTTCAAGACAGTGGTCGAGCCACTTATTATCAAGCCGATTGTCAAACCGTTTGAACTTCCGGCAGTAGAACGTGTGACCGACGAACAGATTGACTGGTTGAAATCATGGGCTTCTGTCAGGGCTTCTGTCAGGGTTTCGGTC